TAGTAATGTCAGAACTATTATCAGTTCCTTTAAATATAATATCGGTATCATTAGCAGCTGCATCGATTGTTATATCACCTGATGAAGTTGTAATAGTTACCGCTGCATCACCAGCTGTAATATCGTCTGCTGCTGAAGATGTAGATAAACCAGATTGAAAATATGTTTTTAATGTAGTGACATTGGTCATTCTCATTGTGCCAGCATCATTTACAAGTAAACCATCTCCATCTGCAACTGCTGTAGTACCTCGTGAAGTACCACCATCTATTAAATTAATTTCTGCTGCTGTTGCTGTAATTGCAGTTCCATCAAGATTAATAGCATCAGTATGAACTGTGCCATCAAAATAACCATCTTTAAATTCTAAGGAAGAAGTACCTAGATCAACATCATTATCTGTAACGGGAGCTATGGCTCCATCTGCCATTGTGAACTGTGCTGTTCCACCAGCTGAAAAAGCCATTGTATCAGCAGCACTAAAGAATAATCCTGTGTTTACGTCTCCTATATTACATATAGATGGAGTAGCAGCGTTACCATCAACAATCTCAAGTCTACTATCTCTCATTTTTAAATGTTCGACACCATCAACTTTAAATGATATTGCTGAACCAGATAAACCATCGTCTGGATCTAAATCAAAATCATAAACAGGACCAGCCATCTTTTGATCCATAAATCCAGCTGGACTGTCTGTATCTGTCATTCTTATACCTGGAATTGCTTGTGAAATTTCAATAGATCTACTTGGAGATGATGTTCCAACTCCTATTTTTGAATCAGCTGTTGTTAAAAATAAATCGTGATTAAATGTAGCTGAACCTGCAGCTGACATATCTAAGGTTAAAGCTGTAATAGCAGCACCACCATCATTACCTTTAAATAAAATATCTTTATCTGATGTTGTAGATTTAATTACAAAATCAGTTGAGGAATTAGTAAACTCACCAAATGTAGTTCCATCATCTTTTAAAAATATATCTCCACCATCTGCATCAAGAACAATATCTGTTG